TATATTTTATTATTATATTTTATTATTATACCTACCCTTTCATTTTATTATATTTAATTATTATATTTAATTGTTATATTTTATTATTATATTTAATTATTATATTTAATTATTATATTTAATTATTATATTTAATTATTATATTTAATTATTATATTTTATTATTTATGGTATATATTTATATAAATTTTCAAATATTATTTATATAATTTTATTTAAATTCGTGTAGTTTTATTTATTTTTCTATTAGATATATATTATGAGTGGAGCATTATTACAATTATCAAGTATTGGATTACAAGATGTATTTTTAAATAGTAATCCTGAAATTTCATTATTTAAAAAAGAATATAAACGTTATACAAATTTTGCAACTTTAACACAAATTATTAATTTTGATGGGAATAATATTAATTTTGGTGAAACACGAACTGCGACAATTGATAATAATGGAGATTTAATTTACAAAATTGTACTTGTTTTAAAACTAAAAGAAAATACAGAAAAAGAATGGGGTTATGTTAATAAATTAGGTCATGCTATAATTAATAATATAAAAGTAACAATTGGAGGTACAGAAATAGATAATCATTTTGGAGACTGGATTGATATTTATAATGAATTATATAAAAATGCAAGTCATGATAATAATTATAATAAGATGATTGGAAATATTCCAGAAATGAAAAGAATTGATCATAATCATGATGAATATACTTTATATATTCCATTATATTTTTGGTGTTCAAAAGCTTCTTTTTTAACATTTCCAACTTGTGCTTTAAAAAATCAAGATTTTCAATTAAGTGTAACACTTAATAGTGCAATTGATTGTATAAATTATAAACAAAATAATATTCCAACAAATATTCCAGAAATAGTTAGTTCATATTTTTTAGTTGATTATATATATCTTGATTTAATGGAAAGAGAATTATTTAAAAAAGATGTTCATTATTATTTAATTGAAAATTTACAAGAAATGACAGATACTATTGAATCACAAACTAATAGATACCCATTAACATTTGATCATCCTTCAAAATATATAATTTGGGCAAGTAATTTAAATCGTTATTATGAACGTAATAAATTTTTAGCTTTTGGTTTTGATGATGATTTTGAAAAAGCACGTAATAATTTTGCAAAATTAATATGGTTATGTTCTAGAGATGGTTTAAATATGGATTCTAATCCAACTATAGTTATAGATAGTACATTTATAAATATTGGTGAATCACCAAAATTAATTAGTAATGGTAATAATATTATTGAAAAAATGATAAATAAAGTATCTGCTATTTTATTATTTACAGAAACAGTAAATGATCAAATTGTTGCAAATGCAACTTTAGAAAACGTTGTTTTAATAAGTAATACAATAACATTTGAAGATATGTCAACTACAATTGATGAAATGAAAAATGATTCATTATCAACAACTGAACAAAATTTATTTTTAGATTATTATACATTAAATATAAAAGATATATTTAATTATGGTAATTTTATAAATAGAACTGATAATCCAATTGTTCGTTCTCAATTATTATTAAACGGTCGTGAAAAATTTCAAGAAATAGATGGTAATTTTTTTAATAATATGATTCCATATCATTATTTTGATAATAAACCAAGTGATGGAATAAATGTATATAATTTCTGTATTAAACCAAAAGATGTTAAAACTTCAGGAACAATACATTTTGGTAAAATAAATGATAATAAAGAATTAATTATAAAAATGGGAAAAAATAATTTAATAACAAATAATTATTTTACAAATTATTTTAAATCTGGTAGAATTAGAATATTTAGTTATAATTATTCTCTTTTAACTATCTCTCCAAACTTAAATACTATTACATTAACTTAATAGATTAATTTTAAAATATAAAACTATATATTTAATTAAACAAATATTAATATTAATATTATTATGGGATCTCATATATCAAAAGAAGATATCGATGAAACAATGTCATCATTTATAAATTTAAATAATGATAACACAACTCAAATAGAAAAAATAGAAATGAGAGTAATATTATTAGAAGAAAAGATTGAATATTTAGAAAAATATATTAAAACTCTAAGTAATGAACACATTTAACAGCAAAATCAATAGTTCTATTTAATCCTGCACCAGTAATAAAATGACTATGGAACATACTATCTCCAGCTTTAATATATAAACATTTATCATTAACTAGTTCGGCAAGTTGAAGTGTATGTCTAATATTAATAGTCCATACATCGATTTTAAAAATATAATCTATATAATCTCTATCAATAAGAACATTATATAAAAAATTACGATTAATTTTATCTTTAATTCCTCTAACTATAATTTTGATTGAATCAAGAGAATAATATTTTTTTTTAATATTATTAAGATATTTTAAATCTATAATACTATTAATATCAATATCAAATTTATTATAAAAACGTAAATCTTTATAATATATATTTAATGAACCATAATAATGATTTTTAATAAATGATCCACTTGTATCTTTTAATTTAACAATATTTTCTTTTATATTTATATCTAATTCTTTTTTTAATAATATATCTTTTTTATCTGTTGTTAACCATGATATATCTATATTTTTAAATACATTTGTTTTTAATCGACCACCTGAACAATCAAAAACAAATTTAACATTATTTTCATCTATTATTTTTTTATAATCATCCCATTTATAATCTTTATAAATAATTGGAATATTATATTTTAATATTGCTTGGGAATATAATAAATATTCTAATAAAAATATATTTACATAAATATAATCTTTATTTGTTAAACAATATAATTTTGGAATTATTAAACTTAAATAACTACTTTTTGTTTGAAATGGTCTATATCTATTATATGGTTTTTTAAATCCTGGTTTTTCAATATAATTGTCATATAATATAACATTATATTTTGAACCATAATATTTTTTAATATAACAACTAATAAATAAACCAATTGGACCGGAACCAATTATTAAAATATTTGGTTTTTTCATATCTTTTGGTATATTTTCAGGAATAATATATTCTGATATTTTAGATACAATTTTATAAATACTTATCATTGTCATTGTTTGTTTTAATTCTTTATTAATTCTTATTAAATCATCTTTTGTTAATTTATTTTTTTCTGTTTTTTTAATAATTAATGGATTAGGACTTTTATTTTCTTTATAATCTATTTTTTCAGTAATAAAATTTTGTTGATACATTATATAATCACCTGCTTTTTCATTAACATTATATATATCATTAAAAAAAGGATGTTTTTTTTTATTAATAAATTTATAAAACATTTTATTTATTTTATTTTTAATATTTTCCATATATTATTTTATTTTATAAAATAATATAAAATAATAATATTTTATATTGTCCAAAGGGATTATTTTTTATTTATTTTATATCCGGCTGCAAAAGGATGACCATTACCACCATAATAACGAGCAATATCATCAACTGTTGTTATACCATCAATACTTCGCAAACTATATCTAATTGGTTCTGACTTACAGCATTGAATACGTAGTACATTACAACCATTATATTGTTCTTGAACAGTTTCAAGAAGATATTTATATATTTTTGGATTTTTACAAATTAGAGTTACAATAAGAATATTTTTACAATTAATTATTTCAATATTTACATTTACTTTTTTTAAACATATTTGTGTCTGTTTTTTATATTCATCTATTTTTACTTGACCGATTTTTAAAATATTATTATATTTTTCTTCAGTTAAAGTTAATATTGTTGAATAATTAAAATTATTTTTATTATTTGGATTATAACCAGCACAAAATAATTCTGTATTTTTATTTTCAAAATTCCATATATCATAATTACCAATATGATAAACAGAAAGTGGATAATTTTTATTTTTAAATAAATATTGCCATGTTAATTGACAACCAGAAGCTTTATCTGAACATAAACTAGTAATATTATTTGCTTTTTGTAATTGTTCAATTGCATTTTTATGATGATCAATAATAATATATTTATTATCATCAGAAAGTAATTTTTGATCTGGACAAATATCTAAAAAAACAAGTATTTCATTCTTATGTTTATTAACTAAATTATAATTCTTTTCTGTATATTTATGATTCCATTGATAATAAATACTATTTGTATTTTTTAAATTCCATATACTTTTTGCCATTTCACCATCGGGACATGGATAATGATAAAAAACAATAAAAGTCATTATTTAATAATACTGACATTTCTTTAAAAATAATTCTAATTTTCTTTTATACTTTTTATTATCATATAAATGTCCATGTGACACTATTTCTGATTTTCTTTTATACTTTTTATTATCATATAAATGTTCATGTGATTCTATCATTTGAATATTTGAATCATTACTATTATCAGATGAAATAGATATTGTATCATTATATTGTTTTGATGATTCTATCATTTGAATATTTGAATTATTACTATTATCGGATGAAATAGATATTGTATCATTATATTGTTTTGATGATTCTATCATTTGAATATTTGAATTATTACTATTATCGGATGAAATAGATATTGTATCATTATTATTATCTATAAAAGCAATTGGATCGAAAAAATCAGAATTAATATCAACTCTTTCTGAATAATAAAATTTTATTAATTTATATAAAGAATCAATACTATCTTTATTGTCTTCAATATCTGTTAGAATATCTGTAATAAAATCATGAAAATCTAAAATTAAAGTAATTTTTTTAATACTCATTATATAATTATAAATAAATAATTATATAATATTTAAATCAATTTTTATAAAGTTACAGACTCGTATAATTCAATATAAAAATTATACAAATCAATATAATCATTATACCATAAATGTGAAAAATTATATTCATTATCCAAAAAAAATGATATTGCATCAATATCATTTATAATTAGTGAAATATTATTTATATTATCAAGTCCTTGAAAATATTTTTTATCTCCTATCTCATTAATAATAAAACTATTATCGTGTTTATCAGACATACATTCATTTTTAAAATTATATGAAATAGGCATTAATTCTTGTATTGAGCGTGTAAATTCACAATCAATTATTCTTTCATGATTATGAAAGAATGCACAGAAATTCTCATTTGAGGCAGACATACTAATATTATCTAATAGTATGTTTATTCTTTTTTTTTTCAATTTTTATAAACACGATTGTCTATATTGAAAAATTAAGTTTTTAAAATAACATCTTTATTAATTTTTATTTTGATTTGAATAAAAAGATTTTTTCAATTATAACTATTCTTCCTCAGAAGATGTAAAACCATAATCAATTTGGTTCTTATCTTTTTCTAAAGGTTCAATAAATAATTCTCCATATTTAAAATTATTAATTTTAAAATTAGTATTCATTCTATAAAATTTTCGTCTACTATCAGCTATTTGTTGTAATTTTGGTAATTTATCTTCATTATCTCTGTAATAATTTACTTTTTTCCATGTATCTACTAAAATTGGATAAATAGAATTAAACCATTCAATATCACGAGTAATTTTAACATTATGTGACTTGGGGATTTTCCAATAAATAATTTTATCAAAATAATAATTCTCTGCCAATTCTGGATTATAAATATACCAATTACTAATAGTTTCTAAACACCATCTATCATATTCTTCTTGTATCATATCTAATCTTGGTGGATATATATAATGTGATTTATATTCATGTTTATCTTGTTCATGGCTTGGTTCATATACTTTTGGTAAAAATTGAAGTAAACAACCACGTGTACATCTTGAATTAATTTCTTTTATTTCTCCTTCTGTTCCTTCTGCAAAAATAGGTTTAAAATCTTCATCTAATATATATTCTGTTCTATTTTTATATTCTTTAATTTCACATTGCCAAAAATCACAATAATCAAGTTCACAGCATTCTAATTGTTGTTGTACTTGACAATAATAATAAAATGGGCAAATCTCACCAGCAATCTTCCCCTTTGATATAATTTTTCTTGTTTTTGGACATTTAATTTCTAACATTGTGCCAATCATTGGTGAAAAATTATTATCAAGTGTTGCCTTTGAACAAATCCCATCTGGACTAGCACCTAAAAATAAATATTTATCACTTGGTACACATCCAAATTCAGTTACTTTAATATTATAAATATGTTCATATAATTGTGTTGCAATTTGTTCATATTTTTTACCATGAAAAACATATTCATTATCAAGAAAAGGAAAATTTGGATTACATTTTTTACAAATAAATGATTCAATACTTTCATATGGATTTAAATCTATCGCAGTTGCCATATCCGATGCAGTAATACGATTATATCTATAATCAAACCATTCTTGTGTTCTTTGTTCTGGTTGAGGTTTTGCATATAATTTTTGAAATTGATCTTCATATTTTTTATATTCTTTTTGTACTTTTATTTTATTATTTTCAACTTCATTAATATTATATATATTATCATAATTTCTAAAATTCATATTCATTTTAATAAGTCCATCTTTATTAATACGATGAATAATATCATTTACAAGTTCAAATTGTACCATTGGATATTTTTTTAAAATTAATTTAAAAATATCTTTTGTATTTTTTTTAATATGTTTATTAATAAATTTAATAATTTCTCCTAATTGACCATAAGTATTTAATGACATTAACTATTAATATTATTGTGTATTTATATAAATAAAATCAATTTTTATAAAATAATTTCTATATCATAATATATGGGAAGAGGTAGAACTGGTAGAAATCCGGCAATCGGTTCTGGAAAAGGTTCTACTAGTACTTATTCATTCGGAGGTATCCGTTTTGATTCAAAAGAAGAACAAAAAGCAATGCAATTAGTAGAAAAAAATTGCAAGACTATTAATTTATGTAAAGACTATAAATTAAATAATTGTAAGGAAATATTAACAACAGAAAAAACATCACCTACGAGTTCTACAACTAGTACTTCCATAATTAATAATTTTGTTAATAAAACTTTTACATGTGATCAATTGTAATTCTTTACTAGATCAAAGATTAATTAATATGGGATATAAAATTAATATCTGTGAATCAAAAAATAATATTGATAAACACTCTAAATTGTTTTTATTTTCGTTCCTACTAATTTATCTTATTTTGTTATTAATTTGTTTGTATTTTTTGTTGAAGCCGAAAATAAATAGTAATTATTAAATTCTTCATATGTTGGAAAATGTTTTATTAATAATGGATGATTATAAAACGAATTTATAATTCGAATATCATTTTCAATATCTTCACTTGTTGGTTGTTTTACAGACAAACTATTTAATACTTTTGGAAAACTTTTAATATTATATTTTATTGCTGGATCAATTAAATGTTGAAATTTATATGAAAGAATAGTAAGTACTTTTGATGAATTCATTATATTATATATAATTATAAATATATAATTATATATTATCAATTTTTATTTTATAAAGTTTTGTTGATTACTGTATATTTGATACAATAAACAACATCTTTATCAATTTTTGAAACTTTTAATATAATATTTTATTACTAGACCAATTATAAATTTTTGATGAACTTATTATATTATATATAATTATATATTATAAAAATCTAGGCAATCAAAATAAAAATTGATAATATATAATTATAAATATATAATTATATATAATATAATGATTTATGCAACTTGTCCAACATGTGGTTATGTTCTTGCTTCAAAAGCATCAAAATATGAATTAGAAAAAGATAAAATTTGTAGTAATCCTGATTTTACAGAAATAGAACAAGGTGAACAAATTTCACAATTAATAAAAAGTTTAGGTCTACGTCGTTATTGTTGTAAAATGAGAATTATGACATGTAAAGATATTGTACAAGATATTGTTCCAGTTTCAAATAATTTTTAATTTTTAGATAACCAATCGTAATGATCATCACCATTATATAAAATATTAACTTGTCTATCTTGATTATTACCTACAACAAATAATATTTCATATCCGTTTTTAGTATTATGATATACATTAATTTGAATATCTAACATTGTATTTAATGCTAATAATGATATATAATTTCCAAAACTATTTGGTTGACTAAAATAATTATTCACTTGTCTTATTAATTCTCTTCCATTATATTTTGACATATTAATATGACCATAATCGGCATATTGTAAATTTTTTTGAAGAGTTGCATCTAAACCATATAATTGTATATATTGTATAACTAATTTTTTTAATTGAAATGGTATTTGTAATTCACCTAATTCTATACCTTGATCGTTTGCTGATCTTAATATAGAGTGAAATTGACAATTACCATCTCCTGGTGAGCGATTATATTTTAATGTTTGATTTTTATATTGTGATTGACTTAATTTAAATTTTTTAATTAATTTTTGTTTTACTTCTTTTTGTTTAATTTCATATTCCATTGATGATATTTTTTCTTGTATTGTACCAATTTCTTTAAAAATATTTTCATTATCATTTAATATTTTTGAATATTGTAAAATATTATGTTCATTTGGTTTTCCAATTTCTTTTAATTGTTGTAAAAAAAATATATATCGTAATTCTAAATTATTTTTCTCTATATTTAATAATATTTCATTTAATTCATGATCATCACTTGTCCTTGAAATTTTATCATTTAATTCTTCAATATTTTTTTGTGTTTTACGAATGGCATTATCTATTTCACTTTTATTTAATTTACTGAAATTATTAAAATTTTGTGGTAAAACACCACCAATCTGATTATTTTTCAGTAATAAATATTTATTTTTATATTTTAAATATTTATTTTTATAATCCATATATATTATTTTAGATTATTTATTTTAGATTAATTATTTGCCCAGTACCTTTAGTTGTCCCATCTCTAAAAAAGAAAATGGTATCTTTTTCTAAAAATTCTTTATGTTTATGAAATTTAAACATAACTATTGCATTTTCTTGACTTTTTAAATAATTATTATTTATTAATTTAATAGTAGCCGGTTGTCTTACTGGTCCACAATGAATAACAGGTGTATAACCATTTCTAATAGTTGATGAATGATGTAAAATTTTAATTTTTGCAGTAAAAGTATCTGTTATATTATTTTGCCAATTATTAATATCATCTACCATTACCATTCCTTTATTAATTTGTTTACGTGTTATACTTTCTTTTGGATTAACGAATTTAATTGCAAAACATCCTTGTACTTTTTCAGAAATTGATGTAACATCTTCACGAATACTATTATGAATACTTCGAATTATAACGGGATAAAATTTACCATTATGTGGTCCAATATACATTTTATCTTTAACTTTAATTTGATTACCCTTAATCATACCACTCACAACAAGACCTATACCAGGAACATTAAAATCAGAATCTAAATATACAACTGTTTTATTTTCATTTTCATTTTCCCATTTTTGTCGAGGTGATAAATTATAAATAATTTTATGTAAATTATCAATATTTGTTCCATCTTTATTTGAAATACTTATAACTGGAATAATATCTTCATTATCTAACTTATTTTCAATATATTTATCTGTATCAATATTATTATTAATAAAATAAATAACTTTATTAAAACTATTTTTCATTAATAATTTTTTAATTTTATTTTTTAATTTTTTATAAATTTCATCTGGAGCCATATCAATTTTCGTAATTGTAATAATAAAAGGAATTTTTAAATATAATAAAATTCCCATATGTTCACGTGTTAATTTAGTAATACCAGTATTTGCACCAATTACTAAAATACCTCTATCTGGAAACATACCAGTTACTCCATAAATTGTTGTTTTAAGATATTTTTCATGGCCTGCTAAATCAATAAATGAAATTACTTTTTCTTTTTCTATATTATCATTAAAAGATAAATCTTTAATATATGCACATTCTTTTTTTTTTCTTGATTTTGTTGAATTTAAACTAATTTTATTATCTTTTGAAATATATTTAATTGGATTCATTGTTATAGAACTTGTTCGTCCACTATATAACTCATGATTATGATGTAATACTTTACTTCTAGCCAATCCACGACCATTATCTAAATTACCACTTGTTAATACTCCGATTAAACTTGATTTACCAGCATCAACTGGTCCACATACTGCAATATATAATTCTTCATTATTATGTGTCATAATATATATAAAATCTTTTGTATAAATAAAAACTATAATTCGATATTTTTATAAATATCCCAATAAAGATTACTTAAATTTTTAATATCTTTTTTATATTTTCCATTAATAAATCTATTGGTTTTTTCATAAAATTTTAAATTATGTTTTATAATTATTTGTTCCCATTCGTATTTATTTTTAAAATTATGTGTAATATTCTTAAAATATTCATCAATATTTAATTGTTTTTTTTCAATTAATATGTCTTGAATATGATATAAATAGTGTTCCCATTCAATATATTTTTTAACACTATTATTATTATAATCATGTTCTTTGATTAATAATAATCCATCTTTTTTCATTATTCTTTTAATATTTAATAATACTTTATTTATTAAATCATTTGACATATGATGTAGTGATACCATACATAATACAATATCTATTGAATTATCAGGTATAGATATTGTATTATTATCCCAAAATAAATATTTTATATTTTTATTATTAAAATCATATGTTTCAATCCAATCAGATTGTGTTTCAATACATAAAAAGTTTTCTTTATTTATTTGTAATATATTATTTAAATTACTTAATACATTACCATTACCACCACCAATATCTACTATTTTTATAGTATTTTTAGAAAATGATAATTTATCATTAAATATATAATTATATATTTTTTCACTAATAAAATTTTGTCTATTTTTATTATAATCAATAACTATATTTTTATTAAGAATCATAAGATAAATTTTATTCATAATTACTTTTGTATTTTGTAAATCTTTCGCTTTTTTAATTAAATTTTCAATATACTTTATTTCATTATTATTTAAAAATTTAAAAATTTTATGAATCAAATACTCCATAATATATAATTAATTAAAATAATTATTTAATTATATATCAATTTTTATAAAATAAATTAAATCTTTTGTAAATACGATTACCTAGATTAATTTTAACAATCATTTAATTTTTTAAACTAAAGTTAAAATATCATTAATATCATTAACATCATTAACATCATTAATATCATTAATTAGTGGTTGTGATTGTCCTATTTCTTCACGACATATTGGACATATATAACTATAATCTGTAATCCAAGTATCTAAACAATCTTTATGAAAATAATGATTACATTTTATTTTATAATATTCATCATCTTTTTCCATATTACATAAACAAATAGTACAATTATTATTATTTTCACAGTTATATTTTTTAATAATAAGATTATTATAATCTATATCATCTAATACTAGTGGTATATCTTCTTGTATTTGTTCATCAAGTGAACTAGATAAATATGGCTCAAAAAAAAATATTTCATCTAATACTATTGGTATATCTTCTTGTATTTGTTCATCAAGTGAACTAGATAAATATGGCTCAAAAAAAAATATTTCATTTTCTTCTAATTGTCCTCTATTACCATTATTTAATTGTCTATTTTCTATGGATTGTTCATTTATTTGATTGTTATTTAATGTTTGTATTAAATTTTGAAATAAATTATTTATATTAATATGCTCATAAATTATTATACTTTCAATATGATGTAATGTGATACCTATAATATTAAAATGATTATAAAAATTATAAATATGATGATTAATATCAATCATATTTTCACCATTATTATATAATAATATTTTTAATTTTCGTATAATATAATTTTCATCATCATTATAATCTTGATATTGAATACGATATGCAAATAATTCGTCAAAATTCATCATTATATAATATATAAATATTTATTTAAAACTAGAATTAATATTATAGTTAATGGTAACTACTGAAAGTTTAGAAAAATTTCTTAATAAAGAATATTATAATAATTTATTATTATATTTAAATAAAAATAATAATCATGATTATGATAATATATTAAATGATTATATTGAAGAAAATAATATTACAAATGATATAATTGAAAGTGAAAACAATACTATAACTGAAAGTATAAATACAATGTCTGATGATTATGTATATAAAAAATCATGGAATAAATTAAATATTATTCATAAAAAAATTAAAATTAAAGAATTTATAAATAATTTAAATATTAATAAAAAAGATAAAAATTTATTAATTTCAAAATTTATTTTACTTGTTAATAATAAAAAAATAACAAAAAAAAATGATATTAATTATGATAAAAATAATGGCATTATAACAAGTATACCATTATTAAAACATAAAAATAATAAATATTATATAGAAATATAAAAATAATTTTTAATATAAAAAATTCTATAATATATTATATGTATGGGTTTATTACTGAACTTTTAGAAAAGAGATTAAAACAAAATAATAATTTTGTTAATATTGAAAATCAAGAACATACTGAAGTATATACATCGTTATATAATATGCGTAATTTTACTAATTTTATATGGTTTATATGTTTTATAACAGGAATATTTTTACTATTTCGATGTAATAGAGGGGAACAAATGAAAACACTTGAATATTTAGGTCATTTTATTATACTTTTATGTTGTGCTCCATGTTATGTTGCTTTTATATTAGCAACATCATGGGATAAATGTTTCTCATTAACGACTTGATCTCTTTTAAATTTAATTAATTCACTTTGAAGTTCATATCTAATAGTATATCATTATTTGATATACTATTATTTAATAATATTATAATAAATAAGATTATAATAATATTATTATAATAATAATATTATTATAATCTTATTTATTATAATGATAAAGTTTAATCGAAAACTGCATATAAATACAAAATCAAAAATTGTAGATATAAAAAATTTAATTAAAGAAGAAAATGATAGTAAAGATGATGAATATCGTATTAATTTCACACATTCTAGACCTGATAAAAAGTCATATAAATGGGTAGATGATATTATCGATAAGCATATCGATAATATAGATTTTAACTTATATACCAATCCATCGAGTACTAAAGTTTTTATTGATGGTCGAACTGTTTTAATTGAATCATATAAAAAAATGTTTATTATCGGATTATATGATAAAACATTATCATATATCAATAATGATACATGTGGTAAAAAATATAATCATAATGGATCAGAAGGTTATACTGAACTATATATTGATGATATTGTTATAGGTAAACTATTTGGTTTTGATTGTAGATTAATTTCTGGTGAAGGCAATATTTTTTATGCATATACATATATAATTCATTCTAAAGAAGAAATTCAATATAGTATATTTGGATCAAGAAAGACAATAATAACTAAACCAATTAATATTAATCTTTTTTATAAACTTCAATTAAATAAAGATAATACTATTACTATTTTAAATATTAATAAATTTACTAGAGAATTTAATAAAAACTACTCATTAATATGTACAGATGTAAAAACAGATACATTTAAAATGCTTGATTTATTTAGTAAAGATGAATATACAGAAATAAATTTTTCACTTAAAACTATAGATAAAGATTATGAGAAAATTCATAATTCATTTTTAATTAACTTTGAACAATATTATAAAAATTGGATCGCACGTGAATATTTTTACTGTGGAACTGACCAATTAATTAAAAGTTATACATCTTTAAAAAATATGAAAAATAAATTATTAGATAATTTAATTATACAACCAATAATTATAATTACAGAAAATACTCATAAAAAGAAAAGTCCTTTTAATTTTCCTTTATCTGGTAATACTGATATTAAAAAGTTTAAAAATAAATACTATGCATGTTATCATACTAAAAAATATATGAGAGCACCATATCGTACATATTTTCAGAATAAAATTAATAATCATCATATCGTATTTGAATATCCCTCTGAATCAAAAAAAAATAAATGTAATCATGGTATATACGATCCAAACGAAATCTTAATAAAAAATGATAATGGGGAAAAAAATTATATTATTCATGATTTATTACTAAAAAAACTTTTAATATTAATTGCTTATTATTGTTATTTTGACTTGATGAGTATGCCACATTCTAAGGTTCTACCTGATAATCCTTTTAGACATAAAAATACATTAGTTGATATGTTAATATACAGACATTTATTTGAATTTACACACTGTAGTGGTTTTTTAATATATCAAACATATATTGTGGAGTTTAATAAAGACTTAAATATTGAACAAATATCACAACCTTTTTGTATTGTTAATTGTTCTTCACATGGGATTAATTTTCCATGTGGTTTTCAAATTAATAATGAAAATAATTTTACAATAAATATGGGTATTGATGATAATTCGGCATACGATATTGAATTAGACATTAGTAAATTACACTTTACAAATAAAGACGATGAAGAGTTTAATGAACAGTGTTTATATTTATCATCTGAATCATCTCTTACAACTGAACAAAAATTTAATGAAATTTATAAAAAATATTTAACAGAAGATTTACCAAAAGATTTACAAAAAAACATATACGATTTACTCGAATCACCTAAACAATCTAAACAATTATTATATGAAATATTTAAAAATGATCCACATCTTAAAAATATAGTAGATTCGGGTCTATTTGAAAGTTTAGATCTAGAATCACATCTTAGTGGTGATAATAAATATTATGATAAATACTTAAAATATAAAAAAAAATATTTGAAATTAAAAAATATTAAATAAATTAATCTTAAATATCTCTGTTTCTATTTTCAATTATACACAATATTGATTATAATATTATTGTATATTTCTATTAGAAAAATCGTTTAATTCTCTTTTATTTTCAATAAAAATTTATATAGATCATCTAATGATATAATTATTTTATAGTTTCTAGTTTTATGTTATATTTAAGAAATATATGATAATATTTATTATAACTTTAATTATAAAATCTAAAATAATTTATTATGATATTTTTAATATTATTTTATTTATTATTAATAATTAGTATTTTTATTAATGATTATCGTATAAATAGTCGAATTATTGTAATATGTTTATATTTTATATTCAAATGGTTAACAAATTATGATAAATGTACATTTGTTTATATGGAATCAAAATTAAGAAATATTCATCCAAAAAAAACATTTATTTATAATTCAATAAATGAAGTAAAAAATGAAAATAAATGTAAAGAAAAATATTATATATATATATTTACATTATGTGTAGTAATTATTAATTTAAAATATTTAAAAACATAAACAATTTCAAAATAATATTAAAAATATATAAAAGTTTTATATAAGATTATAGTTATTAAAAAATTAAAATCTTAATAAAAATATATATAATAATAAAGATCATTTATATTAAAATCAAAGTTTATTTATAAATTAGATTGATAATAAAAATATTATATTTTTATTTTTAATAATATTGGTGCATGATCACTTCCTTCAATATTTGTTAAAATTTCTGAATTTATTATTTTATTTTTTAGTTTTTTTGAGACTAAAAAATAATCAATTCTCCATCCTTTATTTTTTGGTCTTGCTCCAAATCGATATGACCAATAACTATATTCAACTTTATTAGGATTTTTATATCTATAAGTGTCAATTAATTTTAATTTTTGTAGATGTTCTTTAAAACTATTACGTTCTTCATCTGTAAAACCTGCAGTATGTTTATTTGTTTTTGGTGAATGAATATCAATATCTTCATTTGCTACATTTAAATCACCACATATAATTATTTTTTTTTCTTTTTGTAATTTATTAATATATTTTCTAAATTTAATATCCCATTCTTTTACTCTGTAATCCAATCTTTGTAATATTTGTCCCGAATTTGGTGTATATACATGAACTAAAAAAAAATTTTTAAATTCAAGAGTAATTAATCTACCCTCATTATCATATTTATTATTATTCATACCAAATTTAACATTAATCGGTTTTTTTTTACTAAAAATAGCAGTACCACTATATCCATTACGTATACTACATTGACTATAATATCTATTTTTATAACCAGATATTTTTTCTTTTAATTTTATTTGTGTTTTTGTAATTGGACATGATAATTTTGTTTCACCAAAACATATAATATCTGGATTTTCATTTTTAATTAAATCATATAAATATTGTTTATCAATTACAGAACGTATTCCATTAATATTCCATGCTATAATTTTAATTATCATTATATAATTATATAAAAGTTATAACTCTTTAAGCCATTCATTGATAAAATATTAATCATATAAATATAAAAATAGTATTAATATTTTAAAATTATTTAAATTTTAATCATATATAATAAGATCAAATTAACATCTTATAAAAATATTACAAATAGTTAATAATTTATATTTAAATATATACTATATATTTTATATAATGTTATTTGTTTTATTTAATAATAATAAAGTTATTGGTTGTTTTGATTGTAAAGAAAATTTAAATCAAATGATAAATGGTTTACAGAAAAATAATTTTTGTAAAAACTTAAGATTTACGTGTTATTATAATAATTCGATTTGTTCAATTAATAATGATAATATATTAGAAAAAGAAGAAAAACAAACAGAACATATATTATTAAGTCCCGAAGAGATTGAAAAAAGAAAAAAAATTGAATATAATTTAAATATATTAAAACAACGTAAAGAACGTATTGAAGAGAGTCAACGAACTTTTAAAGTTGATTTAGATTTATATAAAAAATTTAAAAAATTTAAACAAGAAGATGATAAATTTGAAATTCCCTCATTATTTACTCAAAAATGGAATATAATGGTTGAATTAGATAAAGATGAAAAATTACAATGGGAATATTTTTATAATAGTTCTCAAGAAAAACAAGAAGAATCAAAAGAATATACATATATTTTTTTGGACAATGAAAATATAAAAGAGAGAGAATTAATTGAAATTGATTCAGATGATGAAAATATAGATGATAAAAATATAAATGATGAAAATATAAATGATGAAAATATATAAATTTTAAAAATTCAAGATAATTGAATTTATGAAAAATATTATTTTTATGTGATAATTTTATTATATCAAAAATATTAGCATATTTATTATTTAAATATGCTAATTTTATAAATATATTTTAATTTTATATTTATGAAATATATTATGTTGTTTTTATAATTTTTATAATATAAATTAATAAAAATCTTTAAAAATATAAATATAACATATACTTATTATATTCATTTATAGTGATTATATTAGAAATATAGTGAAAAATATATTATTCTAAATATAATTATAATGTATAGAGATGAGGATTTAGAAATTATAAATAATAATTTAAGTAACTTAGAAAAAAAAGCAGAAACAATTTATTTAAAAAATTATGAACCAACACTAGATGAGATTAATAATGTATATGAAATAGTAAAAAATTATGTTCGTAAAAATAATTTAATTATTTATGGTGGTTTTGCTCAAAATAGTTTAATTAAAGCACAAAATGAAAAAGATGGTTTTTATGGTGAAACAGATATTGCTGATATTGAATTTTATAGTCCTGAACCAATAAAAGATATGATTAAATTATGTGATATTTTATATGAAAAAAAATTTAAATATGTAGAAGGATCAGAAGGTGTACATCCTGAAACTTATAAAATATTTGTTAATTTTATAAATTATTGTGATATTAGTTATATGTCACAAAATATATATGATAATTGTCCAACTATTAAAATTGATGGTATGCGAATGTGTCATCCACATTTTATGATTGTTGACGCTTTTCGTGTATATACAGATCCAATGACTAGTTATTTTAGATTAACAAAAACATTTACACGGTTTAATAAATTAATAAAATATTATCCATTTAATGAAAATACTATATATAATAAAATTGAATATAAAACAACTTTAAGTGAAAAAGAATATGATAATATTTATAATTTTATAAAAAATGAATTATTACAGAAAATGAAACTTATTGTAGTTGGACATCATGGATTTAATCGTTTAATAAGTAAATCGAATATAGATAAAAAATTTAAAATAGAAGAACCATTTTTCCAAGTTATTAGTATAGATTTTGATAATGAAAGAAATAATATTTTAAAATTATTAAAACAAAAATTTGGTAATTCTATTTTTTATAAAAAATATAATCCATTTTTTTCTTTTTTAGATAAAAGTGTTGAATTTTTTTATAAAAATCAATTAATATTACGTTTATATGGTAATAATGAACGATGTACTATTTATAAACAATCTGAAAAAACAAAAATATATCATGGTGCTTTTCAACTTCAAATATTATATGCTTTAATTAATTATAATCTTGCAATAATTAGACAAAATAATTTTAATAAAAATGTTTATATGACAATAATTACGCGATTACTCCTAGCACGTGATACTTTTTTAAATAAACATCATATGAATATATTAAGTGATAGTCCATTTGAAGAATTTATTATTAATTGTATTGGTAAACCTATTAATCCATTAAGACAAGCACGATTAAATAAAATAGAAAAAAAGAAAAAAGGTAAAATAATTACATTTAGATATAATCCAACAGGTAAACCAGGTAAAATACCTAATTTTAATTTTAAGAATAGTTCTGGTAATATTTATAAATAAAATATAATTTATTATAATTATAATTTTAGTTTAAAATAATTATATCTATATATTTTTATTATGAAATTTGATAAATATTTACTTTAAACTTTAAAATTAACTTTAATAAATATGAATTTTTAATAATATTAAAATAAAATATAATTTGATTTTCATAACTAATTTTTTTTAACTAAATATATAGATATAATTATTTTTTGGTTGATCTAAAATCATCTTTATTATATGTAGAATCAGATAACTCTTCATCTTCTTTTAAAACTTGAAGTTTGAATGGTTTCATATCTAGAGTACATAACTGAAATAATCTGTCTCCTTTTTTAACAGGTGTTATATATTGGGTATTTAATAGATAATTTGTATAAAAATCATAATAATCTCTATTATCACAACTGGTTATGTCTATTAAATCACATGTAAAATCATCTGAAGTAATAATACGATCAATTGGGACTTTCAATTCTTCTCTATACCCTGCATTAATAATACTTACTGAATTAGATTGTCTTAGTGGTAGTTTATAGATAGATAATCTAGGTTTTAATTGATAAGTAATATTATTACCATTTTCATCTGTTATTTCAGCCTTAAATCCAAGACTAATCAGTTCAGTTACACCAACTGAAAAATTATAATCTTCTTGAAAAAATATATCTATACTAACATCACCATCGTGAAAATGTTGCTGATTAGTATAAAGTTCTTTAGTTATTTTATTAAGTGGTTTAAGTTTAAGAGTATACATTATAGTATTATAAATTAATATTATTATCTATTTTAATTTCAATTTTTAAATTAGTAGTAATAATAATTATGATATCAGATATTTAAATAATATTGATATTGATAAACATATATTTAATTACTGATATATTAATAAAAATGATTAATAACAATTTAGATAGTTATAACAAGAAATATCAAACAATAGTTTATATCTATCTCGAATAAAATGTTAATAATAAAAAATATAAGATTACATATAACTATAAAAAAATAAACTTATTTATTTATTATTTGATTTTCCACAACTAATTATTTTTTACTAAATATATTTCTTTATTTTCATTAATAATTATTTTTTGGTTACTTCTAAATAATGTAAAATATGTATTAATTTTATCTATATATTGTTTAAAATTATTTTTTTCCTCATTATCATAATTTTCATATGTATCATAAAAAATAATATATTTTGTTTGTGGGAGTACAAAATATCTATATTTTTCATCATATATTAATGTCATATTTGTAAAATTATTAGGTCCGAGATGAATTTCATTACCACATCCACCTAAAAAATTAAAACTCCCATTAACAATATGACCATTATCTAACTGTTGACGAATATATTTAAAGAATAAAATATATTTGTTATATGATCTTGTCCAAGTATTAAAATTATTTAATTTATATTCATTATTTGGATCATATAATTTATTTTTATTAATAAGTTTAAGTAATTCAAAAAAGATTTTTTCATAATTATAATTTGATTCTGCCGAAATATCATAATATAATATTTTATATTTTCTTGATTTTTTATGAACTTCAATCATACTTGATTTTATTTTACGTTTTGTAACTAAATCTATTTTATTTCCACATAATATGATTGGAAGAATATCATTACCATACTTTGAAATAATTAATTTATGCCATTTTTTTACATTTTTATATGATAATCTACATGTTACATCAAACATAATAATTGCACCATCGATATTACTAATATTATCATCTTGTTCTGATATATCATTAATAATATTTAATGAATTATTATTATCAAATTGTAATTCATATTCTATATTATTTATTGTTGCACTATAATTTTTAATATATTTATCAATAATATGTCGTTTTAAAAAAGTTGTTTTTCCAACACCACTATCTCCAAAAATTTTAATAATATATTTATTCATTATAATATTAATAAAATATCTTTAATATATTTTTTTCAATTTTTAATATAGATAATCAATTTTTATTTTAATTTGAATAAAGTTTTTTATAAAATAAATC